TTGTAATACTTCCTCATGTCTGTCTTCTTTCTCAATCTTGTCTAGTTCTTTCTTAGTAGGCTTTTCAACAATAACTTTATTCATTCCATTTAACACATATTCATAATATCTAGATAGACCAACACTTGCAGGGGTCATAATAACTATTGAATTTCTTTCTACATTAAAAGTTTCTTCATCAGAATAAGGTTGAACCCATCTACTCAATGCCAAAGATTCCACAGTTCCTTTTTCCGTATCTCGCATTACAGTTTCCATTAATAGTGGTGAACTGATTTTTAATTTATTGTTTTCTCTAGAAGTGGTATTTTCATGCACACAGCAAACTATGTCTTCTCCATTTGATAATTTTATTACTTGATATTTCATAAATTAATCCTATTAATTTCATATTTAAATTGTTCTTCCTTATAGATATTTAGTCTCTCTGTAAAATGTCTATAAGTAAAATTCAATCTAGATTTGTATGAAAGGTTATCTGACACATCAAATAACTTGACAGCTGATTTATCTTCGGTTTGTCTAAGACCTCTACCGATAGATTGGAGAACTCGCACTCTGCTTTTGGATGGACTAGCGAACACGACATTATTAATGTTCCTAATATTAATACCAGTAGAAAACGTGCCATAGCTTGCAATGATAAGTGAATCTTTTTCTTTTTCAACAATACCACGAATCTTTTCCCTTGTTTCTGTAGTTGTTCCACCATATACAAAAAATACTTTTTTGTCAAGTGTTTTTATTTCATTATACAATGGAACACCATGTTTTTCTACTAGTTGAAATAATACTAAAGTATTTCCTTTAATTGTTTTACAGAGTTTTTCTATAAACTTATTTCTTTTGGAATGTGAAACTAGATAATTTAATTCTTCAGCATATGTATATCTTCTAACTCTTTTACATTCTTCTTCTGTATGTTTTAACACAATACAATCAATATTCAATTCTGCTAAAGTTCCCCTGTCAATCAATTCCTTCGTTGAAATAATCTTCTTAACTTCACCGAATAACCCCTCAAGCACTAGCCTATGCGTCTGTGTACCATCAAGTGTGCCTGTCAAGCCAAACCTGTATTTGCAATCACCTGAACGAACCATTATGTCAGTTAGGCTTTTAGCTTTAAATAAGTGTGCTTCATCTCCTATAATGCAACCATATTGCTCGAAGTACTTCCTATGAAGTTTATAAAGAGATTGCCAGGTAGATATAACCACAGGTTTTTTAGAACCTTTATCCATTCCAGCATACACTTTATGCATATGTTTGTCTTCCCAACCATAATCAATAAAATCAGAATACATCTGTTCAACTAGTGATGTGGTAGGTACAAGTATAAGTGTTTTAAGATTCATTAGGTGGTAGTACCTAACAAGTGTGTAGATTACTAGTGATTTGCCTGAAGCAGTAGGAGATAAAAGAAGACAACGATTTGACTGTATAGCATACCAAATTGCGTCAATCTGGTAGTCACGAAATTGTATAGGTTTTCCCCTGCTCTTGGGTCGTAAGGACTCTGCGAAATCTCTGACGCTCTCACGAAGAACATTCCTGTCATTTTCTACTCCTTTTTCTATTATATATTCTATTGAGTTTCTAGAACAAAACTCTTTTATGTAAGGTAAAAGTCCAACATATATTCTACCATTGTGTGGAGAAAATAATCTAATTTTACCATCCCAGAGTTTTCTACGATAATGGGGCATATATTTAGCCCCAGGCACCTCAAAAGTAAAGTAGTCAGACAATTCTCTGGAAACATCTTCATCTACATCTAATTCTAAATAGACTTCATTTACTTTTGAAATTTTCATTACTTAATAGTAGGGCCTAATAACCAACCAACAATACTTTTTCTTATACCAGATTTTACTGGTCTTACTCTGTGCCACATATCTGAATTAAATATAATACAATTTTCATTGTATCTTTTCCATTCAGAGATATATCTTGGTTTTGCATCTGGCCCATGTATCTCTAAGTCAAATTCTCCACCCTCAAAATCGTTATTTAAAAATATAGAAAAAGATATTTTTCGTATTCTACCATCTTCATATGGTTTAAGATTTAAATCTTGATGCCAACCATATTCTTGACTTGTATCATATTCAGAATATTGTAGTGGTTCTATATTATCAAGTTCTAGATTCGAGAAATCTGCTGCTTTATCTTTTATTACAGAAAAAACCCTTTGACAAATAGTTCTATCCTTTATCCATGATATATTAGAATTTCTTTTTGTTAATCCACTAGCATCATTTACAGCACTCTTTTGTAATTCTTTTTCTTTATATCTTAATATGTCTTTTATTAAGTCATTTGAAATATTTGTTACACAGTAGTTCATCTATAAAAATCCAATCTATCAGAGTTTGCGTCACTTCTTTCAGTTTTAAACACCACACAAGTTCTTAGTTGATAACATTGTCTAGAAACAGCCATAGCCTGATGTGGTAAACTTGCATCAAATACAAATAAACGATTACCAATATAATTTACATATTTGTCAATCTCATTTTTTTGTTCATTCCAAATAGCTGTTCCACCCATCCATTCTGGTTTCCAGTCTAGTCTTGGATAATATATCATAGTAAAGTCGCCATCATCATGGTGCAAGTGTGGTTCTATTCCATGTGTGTGTGCATTTACATATACTCTCAAGAATCTAGATACTTTGTATTTGTTTTCAAAATCATACTTTCTTTTTGCTGTTTCCCATATTGGTGCAATAAAACTATATTCTTCATATAATTGTTCATGTCCGCAAAGAGTATGCCAATGTTTATTAACACCATCTTTATGTGAATTGTAATCATACTTCCATGTAATCTCTTTCATTTCCATATCAATTAATTGTGCCACATGCTCTTCTAATACGTTATCGTAAATATCACAAATCATTAGTATGTTACTCCTGCTTCAAATTTTTTCCATTCAATGGCATTTTTAATATCCCACCCACGATTATCAACTGATTTAATAACCCCTTTGATATAATCAATAACTGTTTCTAAATATCCAATTTTGTTTTCTGCATCTATGATTTCTTCATCTGCAGATATGTAAACACCTAAATCTGTTTTGAGAACTTTGAGGTCAAATGGTTTTGTTGCATATATTTTTGCATCAGCTTTACCACCATAATATTCCCATTTCTCACGATATAATCTTTTGTAATCTCCTTTTGCTTTATACAAAAGAAGTTCAAATCTAGATTTTGCGTCTAGGTATTTAGCTTTTATTTCTTGGTTTTTTAAGGATTGGGTATCTAAATGTTCATCATCTACTTTCAAGTCTTGGGAAACTTGAAGTTTCAATTCGTCAAGGGTCATTATTACTCCATATTATAAAGTCACTATCTCATATAATTTATAACGAAAGTCAATAGTTGCTGTGAGATATTCAACATCTCCGACTTGTTGTGTGTAGTCTAATCCAGATAAAGAAACTGGAAACATATCAGAAAAACGCACTTCTACAATAGGATTATTTTTGTTTGATAATATTGAAAGTGTTGCATCTGAATAAAATGGTCTGTCAGCTGTAGTTTTTCCAACTTTACCAATATCAGTATTACCACCAGCTCCAGAATTAGAATTGTTTGATGTGGTAGAACGAAATGTAGTAAACTGTGTTCTGTTTTGTGGAAAACCAATACCAATTAGCCAGTTATGTAATTCAGTATAGTTTTCTAAAAATTCGTCTACTATGAATTGTACTGTTAAGTTTTCAAAAGTAATCTTGTCACCAATAATTGGAATATCTTTGTATGGTGTTGGTATAACTAATTCACTTAAACTAATGCCGGGTATATTTGCAGCCTGTGTAAAGAACTGCACCTTTGGTAGTTGATTAATCATAAACCTAAACTGAGTCGGACTAGTGTAGTCCAACTTGTCTGGTTGTCTATTCAATGGTGAAGTTTCTGTTGTCATATTACTATTTATAACAAAAAAAAGAGGCCTAAAAGCCTCCTTATAATTATTAGTTAATAATTTATTTTATGC